GCTTCGTTTATCAAGAAAGACGCTTGGTTCTCATATAACTGAGCTACGTTTTCTCTCATATGTCCTTTAAGACCTTCTAGGAATCCTAATTTATCCCATTTGTTGATTGTGTCTTCTTTAATAACTTTAAGGTGTTTTAACCCAATGTTACCAACTAGACCTGATTCTAATAATGCTCCCATTTTTTTTGGTTTTTATTTATTTTTATTTATTTTTATTTTATTTTTGTCATTAAATCTTTCATTCTTAAGAACTGTGGATTCTCATATGTTTTAGATTCAATTAAGTTAACTGCTCCTGTAGAAGGTGATTTTGCAATTGTTCTTTCGATTGATTCATTCATAGATTGAGATTTAGTCCCTGCGGATAATTCATTTTTAACAACTTGATATAAATTTTTAGATTCTTTGATAGTTTCAACACCATCAAATCTTCTTAAAATGTTAATTTTTTCTTGTTTTGATGTTGAGTGTTCAGTGAACAAACGTGTAGCGTAAGCTAAGTTTGAGTTGAATACTGCAACCTCGTTTAATTTACTTCTAAAAACATTAAGTGCTTTTCTGTATTCTTCATTTTTTTCTCTAAGAATTTGTAATTCTTTATTTGAAGAACTTTCTTTTATGGCAGTATTAAAAGATGAATGAGCTCTTGGTTTTGGTAAACCACCTTTTCTAAAATTAGACCCATTACCTAAAGTACGTGATGCCTCTTTTGTTTCAACTTTTTTAACCATTGGTTTTCTAATCGAACCTTCTTTTGTTTCAGTTTTCTTAACAATTTTGTTTGTACCTAATTTACTTCCGGCGTTTTCACCATCTTTGTACGTGAATCTAGGTTTACCCATACCAACACCTCTAGTTCCTTGTTTCATATCTGTTTTAAAACCTGTACCTAAATTTGGTGCTTTGTCGTATTTGAATTTAGATGCGTTCCCAAATCCGGTTCCTTTACGTGTCGTTGACATTTTTTTAGATTCCATAACTTGGTCTTCCATATCATAAGAGTCATCCTCTTCCATATCAAGATATCCTTCAGAGTCATCTCCATCCATTTCGATTTCATAAACGATTCCTTCATCGTACATTTCTTCTTCGTCAAACTCACTAAATGAGAATTCACTTTCTTCATCATTGTCATCAGAAAACATTCTGTCAACAATATCTTCGATAGTTTCTCCACCCATCATATCGTCTTCGTAAAGTTCATCATCCATTCCTTCAGATTCGTTCCATTCTTCATAGGTTTCTTCTTCACCTTCTCCAACAATCATATACTCTTTACCGGTTTCCTCATCTTTAAGGTTAATGTTTCCTTCGTCGTCTTTTGTTACGACAATATTGTCATCCGGTCCCATAAGTTGGAATACTCTAAGTACTTCCTCATCGTCAGCGTCAGTTAAGTCGATAGTGTCTTCGTCGTCCATATCGTCTTCGTCACCAAAATCCATATCGTCTTCGTCGTCCATATCATCAGTATCCATTTCGTCACCTTCTTCGTCTGAATCGTCGCCCATATCCATATCAGCGATATCATCAGAACCCATAGGTTCATCCATTTCAACGTCATCAGTTTCAATCTCATCATCAGCTTGTTCTGATAAAGATTCTTTTACTAGGTCTTTGATTTCTTGTTTCATTGTAGAAGCAAGTATTCCTTTTGCATTTTCAGCTACCGCTTCTTCCAAATTTTTCATTTGGATGATAGCCTCTTCAACTAAAGATTTTTCTTTTGCCATTGTTTTTATATAGTTTTTAATATATAAATATCTCCCAATATGAAAAAAGTTTAATTTAAACTAAAATCACATCAGGTTTTTTATACTATTATAAATATATCCAAAAAAATAAAAGCATAAAAAAAGAGGACATATAGTCCTCTTTTGTTTAATTATTGATATTTTGATTATTCAATCACTTCACCAATTTTACTTTCTACAATTGCCGTGATTCTCCACTCCATTGTATAATTTTCGAAAATTTTAGTAACTTTAGCCTCTACATCTGTTGGATTGTAACCACTAACTAATTTTTCTTCTCTTTTAACTTTAACTTTACCTGACTCGTTATCTACGGTTTCTACGGCAATTTTTGCAATGAAATACTTTTCGTCCATACTTTTTTTTTAATTTAGATTAATAACCTAAATAATCGTTTAATTTTTTCATTAAGTCAAGAGATTTATTACCTGAATCTCCAACGTGTCTTTCAACACTCATTTTTTTCTCTTCTTCTAAGTTCTCGTCGTATAGTTGTTTATCCTCTTTATTTAAGAATAGGTACGCTCCCGGAGTTGATGGTGATGATACTAAGTCAAAACAAATTAATTCAAAATCGTCTTGTACTTCATTTTGTTCACCCACTTTTTTTAGGGAACCAACACCTCTTGAAGAGATACCTAACGTAACTCCTTGTCTAAGGTAGTTAGCCGCTAAGTCACCTTTTGTTGAACAAATTCCACTTTCGTGATAACCCGGAGATGTGAGTAATTTAATTTTACCCATTAATACATTTCCTTCCCACCATACTTCGGTGATAGCGTGAGAAACTCTATCTAAATCGATTAGAGATGATTCCGGGTGATTTAACTCAGATAGAGCAGTACCCTTTGTAATCATTTTTTTATAATTTTCAGCTTCTCTTTTTAATATTCGTTCAGGATATGTTCTACCATTTCTATTTGGGGTGTTATATTTTTGTAATACAGCATAAAATTCAATAGGTTTTGAGTGGTCTAACATTCCATTAGATTCTCGTATGATTTCAACATTACGAGATTCCGTTGGGTTAATATAACCTGCGTCGTACTCAATAAGAATTGATTTTTTATTTAACTCATTATTGGTGTTAATTTTTAAATTCATTTTGAATGTTTTAATAATAAATATTAAACATTCTCGGTTTGTAACGATTCTTTATTGATTTTACTTTTTTTGGTTAAATAAAAATTAAAATTTTCATTGTTTAAGAAATTGTCTTTAAAAATTTTTTCTGTTATATTTTGTAAACTTTGTTTAATTTCATTACCTTTGAAATCCAAATCTTCTTGTGATATATAAAAATTTATTTCGAGGTTCATAAATGATTTTTTATTTAAATTGAGTCCGCTGGACCTTAAATCTAAATCAACAATAAATTTATCATCAAATATTTGTTTGTTTATCGACTCGTATATTGAGTGTTTGATACTTCTACTTAGGTTAAGAACTGTTCTTGTCCAATTATCACATTCGTAAATTGGTTCGACCCAAGTTTGGATGTTTAAGTAGAGAGATTTAAGATTGATTGAATCCACCGTTCCATAAACAATTTTTGCTGTTTTGAAACCTTGTAGGAAAGAAGTTTTTCCCTTTTTCATTAATTTTCATATTTTCCCGTTTATTTTTAAAAATAATAGGTATTTTTATATGTAATGTCAAAACTTTTTTGTAGGAAGAAGATATATGTATTATATGCTAATAGTAAAATTAAATAATAACCTTACAATTGAGAAAGCTTTAAAACTCTATAAAAGTAAAGTAATTAAAACCCGTCAAAGTTCTGAATTGTCAAAAAGAAAAGAATTTAAAAAACCGTCAGTAATTAAACGTGACGGTCTTTCAAAAGCTAAGTATGTTCAGAAAAAATTTAAATCAAACGATAATTAAAGATTTTCTTTTAGATTTTTAAGTTTGAAGTAAGTTAGTTTGTCGTATTTTTCAGAAATTACTTTTGAGATTGTTTCATCAATTCTTGTTTGCATTGAAGAGTCAGTGCTATCATTTTTCATTTCCGTTAGTTTAATAACAACACCTTCTTTAAGTGTGTTATATTTTTCATTCAAAGTTGAATCATCTTCTGACAATAAAGCAATTAGTTCTTTTTTATCGGATTCATTTAAACCATCAATATAACTTTTAATAGTTTTATTTGCAACACTTACCATAGTTGATAATGGTAGGTCAATACCTTCAGTTTTTGTTACTGTTAATTTTTTAAGAGATTCCGCAATAACTTTTCTACTTTTAATTTTTGACTCAATAGTTAAAACATCTGTAGAAAATAAAGTATCAATATCGGTATAGTTACTTTCAACATTTTTATTTCCAACCCAATCAACTAATTTATTGATGTCGGATTGTTTAATTTTGTTTACGGTATTCTCGTAAATTTTAATACATTCGTTAATATATTCATTACAATAAGATTCATTTAATGACTTAGGAGAACTTAATTCATCGTATAGGTAAAATAATTTACTAATGTTTTTATTTTCTATAACAAGTTTCTTAAATGTTTTTAATTCGTTTTTGAATGTATCGTTAGCATATGATTCTAACAACACATTTTCTATCTTTGTTTTTAATAAACCAAAATTTTTCATATCTAATTTTTATTATAAATATCTAGTCTTTTAAAAGTTTACTTAATTGAGATTCAATATCTCCTAAAGAATTTTTTCCTTTGGATAAATCTATAAATGATTCATCTTCTGTTAGAGTACTTTGTTCAACTAATATTTTTAAATTATCTCGTTTAAATGATTCAGGTGTTACACCGGCTTCACCTCCCGGTTCAGGTCCTGGAGGTGCCTCAGGGGCTCCACCCGGTTCAGGGGCTCCTAAATCTTCCATTCCACCTCCTCCGAAGCCTCCTCCACCTCCTGGTGGCGGTGGTGATGATGGTGGTGCCGCTCCACCGGCAGTTGCTCCGGATGCTGGATTACCATATAATTTATCAATATTATCAAAAATACCTGTATGAGTAATGATTGTTGCGGTATTGGTTAATTCTGCACCAACCGCCATTTCAATTCTTTGTTGTTGTAAATCTAATTTAATATCTTCATCTGAGAATCCTAAAATGTGTTTCTTAGCCCAAGATACTGATACCGGTGCGATACCGGCAATTGCCGCAACAGCTTGTTGATATAATCCTATTTTTTCTTTCCAAAGTTCAACTTTTAATAAATCCGCTTGAGATGATGGATTTGTTAATGCTAGTGTAAAGTTGGATAATTCATCTTCAAAACCTAATAAAAATAAATGTATAATTGCAATTTTATTTAATTCGGCAATCATAGATTTTTGAATCTTATTAATAGTTCTTGCGAAACGAATATCCATTAAAGATAAATTTTTACCATCACCAGCGGTTTCTTCAAACCCTAAAAACGCTTTAGGAACACGAAGTGCCGTTAATAATTTCTTTTGGATATATTCAATATCGGCAATCTCTGCTAAATTTTGAGCGCCTGGTAAAGTTTCAATTGGCATTGTTGCTGCCGGGTCACGAACAGGGATAAAATAATCTTGGTCAACCGCCATTTGATTAAATCTCATATCCACATTACCCGTTTTAGCGTCAACAATTTGGTCACGTTTAAATTTGTTTGCGACACGTTGTACATACGCTTCAACATCTTTGTCATCCATATTACCAACGAATACTTTGAATACACGTCTTTCAGGTGCTCTTGAAGTTCTATAAATCAACATCGCATCTTCAGATAATAATAATTGTTTCCAAATACGTCTTGCTTTTTCTAACATAGAAGTACCATAAGGAAGTTTTCTATCATCACCTAATAAACGGAAATGCGCAATTTCCCAAGAGTTAAACTCCATATCTTTGGCCTTCCATTTAAATCTTAATCCTTTATTTTCTGCTGGTTCTTCAAGATTTGCAGATTTGGCGGCCATACCTCTTTCCAAACGTTCAATCTCAATATTTGGTAATTGCATACAACCAACAATACCTTTATCAGAATCTAATTTTAGGTACACAAAGTTATCACCATATTTACAAGTATTCCTTGTCCACATAGTTAAGTTTGTATTAATATCTAACACATTGTTAAATAAATCGGCTAGTATTGATTTAATTCTTTTTGATTCAGAATAAATTTGTAACATATATCCATTCTCATCAACTGTTGTTGATTCTTCACCATAAATGTCTAATGCTGCAGATATCTCTGGTGTATATTCCATAGATTCGTAATCGTAGAATGATGCTAAACGAGTTGGTTCGTAATATACGGCTTGAGTGTATAAATTACTTTCAATTTTTGTCCATTGATTGGATAAGTAGTAAGTTTGTTGCGCTTGTAATTTTTCTCTCTCGTATTCTGCCTGAGAAGTTGTTTTTAATAACTCTTTTTTGTCCAACTTATATGTTGGGTAATCTTGATTTAATAACGAATTTGGACCAAAGGCTTGTGATAGCCTCTGCCATACTGTTAAATCGGTATTTTGATTATTTTCCATATTTTAAATTTAAATATATTTTTCCTTATATAAATAGTTTACTTTATTCTATATTCCTCCATCGTTTATTGCCCATCCGTAACCACCACTACCTGTTGAACCTGTTAAGATTGCTTTTCCTGCTGAACTTGCTGAACTATATTTAGCACTTCCGAATTGTATAATTTTATTGGGTTTCGGATTTTTGGTTGACCATCCATTATAAATAGCGTCAAGATTTATGGTTGATAATGTTAATGGTGTTTTTCCACCCATAAAAAAACTAAAGTCAGTTACACCTGATATATTCCAATTTCCGATATCTTGATTAAATAATGATATATCAAACATTGAGTTCATAGTAGTAACCTTTGAAACGTCCCAATTTCCTATTGGTTGATTGAATTGTGAATTTTTAAATGTTCTATACATTTGTGTTACATTACTAACATTCCAACCAGACAATGGTTGGTTAAATGGTGTATCTTCAAACATTAAATTTATATTTAAAACATTAGACACATCCCAATCATTAATATTTTGATTAAAAGGTGATGCTCCAAACATTCCACTCATAATAGTTACACCACTAACATTCCAATTATTTAATGGTTGGTTAAATTGTGTTCCCACAAACATATTTTCCATATTGGTTACACTACTAACATTCCAATTATTTAATGGTTGGTTAAATGATGAACACGCATAAAACATAAATCCCATATTGGTTACACTACTAACATTCCAATTATTTAATGGTTGGTCAAACAATGAACATTCATAAAACATAGCACTCATATTTGTCACATTACTTACATCCCAATTATTTAATGGTTGGTCAAACAATGAACATTCATAAAACATAGTACTTATATTAATAATATTAGAAACATCCCATAATTCAATATTATTTATAGTTGTTAATCCATAACATTCACCAAACATATATGAAATATCCGTTAGGTTTGATGTGTCTAATATATCGTTTACCGTTGATAAATCTAAATTATAACAATGATAAAATTGATAACCGAAATCTATTAATTTAACATTACCCCACTGTTGAACACTTAAAATTTTACCATAATCTCCACCACCAAGACCATAATAATTTCCAACAAAAAACCCGTCAATCACGCCCGTCATAGTAATAGTATATACACCTATTTCATCGTAAGTATGTATAAGTTCAGGTTGGTCCCAAGTGGTGATAGTATCTGTATTACCATCACCCCAATCAATTACAAAATCAAAAGTTCCTGATGAGTCTAACACAATACCAATTTGATTATTATTAGTAACACCTTCATTATCTGTTTGCCAAGTTGATATGAATGATGGTGGTAATGTTGGTGTTGGTGTTTGAGTCATTGTTGGTGTTGGTGTAGGTGGATTACCCCCACTTACAGGAGTTTGTTTTGGGAATTTTTTGAATAAATCAGGAGTTATATTTTTTACATTAAAAATCCCTTGACCATCCACATTAAGTTTTGAGCCAGCAAATACATTTCCGGATTTTTTTCTACTAACAAAATCACCCCCCTTTAAATTATTATCAATTAAAAATTGGTTTGGTTTTGGTTCTTGATTTAAATCTAGATTTATACTAACCGGAACATCAATACTTCTCTTTCTATCTGAGATACCCATTTATTCTTTTTAGATAAATATTACCTAACTCCAAATAACCATCCGTATTTTTGATAATCCTCACGACTAACTTGTTGGCTATTGAATTGATTTATTCTGTCTTGGTAATGTGGGATTACTGGGTCAAAATTAATATTTTCTTTAATCGCCTCATTATTGTTAACAGACCAAGAGTCAATCATAGCTTTGGTTTGTTCGGTAACTTTAGTCAATTTACTAAATGAAGATTCGGCAACATATGTCGCCATCGCAATTGACATAATCAAGTCATCGTGATGTCCTTTTTGGTGGTCAGGACGACCATTTATATAAACAAAGGTATTCATCTCGTTATATAAACGAGCACTATAAATTCTAAACTTATGTCTCATCGCCTCTTCAAAAGATGCAATAATTTGGACACGTTTATTATTAAAGTTTATTCCCGGGATTTTATCCATAGCTTTTGGGTCGTATTTCCATTTGTTAGCCAAATCGACACCATCAACGTATAAATCCCTATAATTCATTTCTTGTAATTTTCTTGACGTTGAAACTCCCATTCCACCGGTGATATCAATAACCACGAAACAAGAATAAATTGTCGCCCATTTATGACAAATCTCTGCCATAGTATCCGGAGGGAGTTTTCCAACATATTCAGCAACTTGTTCTTGGGTATCAAAATCAATAATTTGGAATGAACTAAAATCTTCAGAATCCCCACGAGAAACGTCGACACCCATAATGTATTTATGTCCAACAACAGGTTCCTTCCAAATCCAAAGAGCATTTCCCATCAATTTGTTAATAGGTTCTTGAATTTGATTTTCACGGATATCTTGCATCATAAGAGAATCAAATACGTTATCTCCGGAACCTAAGAAGTTACATTCCAACTCCTGAGAAACCTTACGTTTGTCGTATTTTAATTTCTTCACCATCGCCTCAAACCAAGATGAACAAGGTTTATATCCGTCATTCATTAATAATTTAACATCATCAAAGTTTCTTGCGTCGTAAGATTTACTACCCCAATCAATAAAATCATTAGGGTCATATTCTTCTTTATTTAAAAGGTAATGAATTATATTCTCTGTTTTAACAAAATATAAATCTTTTGTATATCTTGGGTCTCTGTACCAAAACATTTCCGTAATTTTAAAATCATTCATATTACGTAATGCTTGGTCATAAATTTCATAGTAAATTGCGTCATAACCATTAGGTGTTGACACCACAATTACTTTACCCCCCGTAGATAGGGACGCCATACAGGCAGACCAAAAATCACTATCAGCCTCGATAAACGCGGCCTCGTCAAATACAAGTATGGTCGGTGTAAATCCACGCAAGGCATCCTTAGATGTTGCAACGGCCTTAACCTCACACCCATTTGTTAATTTATAGTGTCTTTGGGAATTTTTTGCTTTATCAAAATCTATACCTGTCCAAGATGGCCATTGACCAACAAACGATTTAATTTTGTTTGCCATTTCCAATGAAGTATCTAACTTATTGGCAATTATCAATATTTTCTCGGGAGTTTCTTTTCTTGCAAATACAAGTCGTTTAGACATCCAAGCCGCGGTAACTGTTGATACCCCGGCCTGTCTGTATTTTAATGCAATATTTTCGTTGTAGTTTTCGTAATCGTCTAATAGAGTAATTTGGTCCGGGAAAAGTTCCAAAGGAACATATTTTTTCACCGTGTTATCATACGTTTCCAAATACGTTCTTAATGCGTATTCCGTATCTCTATTACATTTTACGTACTCTATAAGTACTTGTTCTCTTGTTAAATTCGACATACATAATGTTGTCGGTAATTTTTAGAATCCTAATGAAGATAAATCAATATCATCTAAATCATCAAAATCGTCATCGTTATAACCATCATTACTATCATCATCGTCATCATCATCAGACATTTTAGATTCGTATTCGTATTTCTTTAAGATTTCAACGATTTCATTAACCATTCTTTGAATTACCTGTTTTGCTTCTGGTTTATCAGCTAAAATTGCTTTAGCTAAATTTATAAAATCTTTTGCCTCTAAATTAGACAATTTCATAAATAAATATTGTTGAAGATGTCTTTTGTCATCATCGTATAAAGTGTCCGGCCAAGAATCTCTGAATTTCTCCCAAAAGATTGGACCTAATCTTGAATCCCAAACTTCACCCGGTAATGTATCTTCGGCTCTAACAACCATACTTCTTTGAACAGGGTCGTTAGGTAATCCTTGGTCTCCATATAATGAATAAATACCTTTAACTATCTCGTGAACCAATAAAGGGAATGTGAATGCCTTTGCTTTAATTGTTGGGGGGTCAGTTGTAGGGTCAGATTCTGATTGCCCCATTTGACCACCACCGGAACCTGCCATTGCTTCCATATCAGGATATAACCAATATAAGTGCTCCATTAATGATTGTGTTATACCATATAAATTTAATATATTAGGGTCCAATCTATTTATTTCATCACTAACCAAAGTATACATATGTCCACCTTTAAAAGCGGCACCTTGAACTAATGAGTTAATCATTCTTCTTTTTGCCTTTTCTAAGTTGAATTTTTCCATAGAATCCATAAAGTCTTCCATTTCTTCTTGGTGTTCTTCACCTTCTTTAAATGCCTCTTCAACATCTTCTTCATCCGGTTCTTGTGGTTGTGTCTGCATACCTTCAGCAGCACCCATCATACCACTCACTAATTCCACATCAAATTGTAATTGACCTTCCGGAATACCTAATTCTTTTTTAACTAAATCAACCGCTAAGTTTTCAAGATATTCTTTATTTTGAATTTCAACTTGTTTGATTTGTTGTAAACTACCCATAATAGAACTCATTAGTCCCATCATTGGATTATTTCCTTGTATTGGTGTAGTATTACCTAAAAACCTTCTTACCTTCTCTACTGAGTCCTTAAATCTTTGTGATGTAATTAACTCAATAAAATCTCTATCACCATCTTGTGGTAACATAGGGTTTTCGGCATACGGTGTTTGTCTTTGATTAATTTTTCTCTCAATACCCGGTTCCATTCTCTCAGGTCCATCATAACTAACAGGCGCTTCATTTAAACGACGATTAATCTCATTTAACATTTTTTGTTGGTTTTTAGACAAACCTTCATTAATTAATTTTTTGTCCAAGTCACTTTTGACTTGTAATATTTTTTCCATTCTTAAATTTGCACTCATAATTATTATTTGTTAAGACCTAACGCGTTAAATGTTAAAAAACTTGGTAATTCTCTTTTCACTGCTTTTGGGGCTCCTTTTTTATCAGGATTGGGTTGGAATGGGTGTTTTGGTGTTGTGTTTGGTCTAACCTTTGGTTTTGCCGGAGCAGTTTTCGTATCCTCATCCATTTCTTTTTTCATCGCTTTTGGAGCTCCTTTTTTATTAGGGTCCGGATTGAATGGATGACCCGGTTTTTTTTCTTTTTCTCTTTCTTTTGGTTTTGCCGGTGCGGTTTTAGTATCACCTTCAATTAAACTTAATAAATCTTCTTTTTTCATTTTTGGTGTAATGTGTTTCTCAACTAATCTCATAATTTGTTTTTCTATTTGACTTTCTCCCATAGCAACAGTTGGTTTTATCTCACCTAATTTAGATTGTGCTATCTTATTTAATGCACCACTAATCATTTTTTGATAATTTTCTTTGGTTTCTTTTTTCTTTTCAGGAAGTTTGGCAAAGTTAGTTTTTTTCCCAAACTCATCAGCCATTTTACACCATTTTTTTTGTTCTTTTGTTTTTCCGTCACCACATTTAGCGAAGAAATATTTTTGTTGTTTTTTTGATTCAAATTTTTCATCAATTTCTTTTTCTTCCATCATACCCATACCATCCTCAGTTGCGTCAGGGTCTTGAACCACCTTTAATGTATCGTCTTCGGTCATTTCAGTAGCAATTACATTACCATCTGCATCTGTTTTAACATTTACATTACCAATGTCGGCACCTGTACTTTTTGCAATATTTTGAGGTACCATAATTGTTTTAACTTGTTTAGTTGTGGTTGTAACTTGTTCTTGTAATTTACTGAATAACACATCAACCTGAGTATCAGTCATTTTATTTAGAGTGGACGCTTTAATTCCCTCCATCACTAGTTTTAATTTTTTCTGATTAGTGTTCATATTCGATTTTCTTTTCAAATTCTAATACGATATCTCTCTCGTATAATTTATCTTTGACTGATTGTTCAGTTTCTCCAAACTTGAAAACCAATCTTCTTTGATGTGTGAAGTCAACGTCTTCACTTTCGTTTTCCCAACATAATGCGATTATATCATCCATTGAATCTATCATCGAAAAATAGTCAGAGTTTTGAATTACTGACATTGTGATTTGGTCATTCTTCAAAACTCCTACATTTTTAATATGTTCTATGTCCGGTGGGAGGGGATAACCATTTGATGGTTTTGATTCCCAAGCTTCACCCCAAACATCTTCTATACTATTCGAGAAAATAAATTCATATATGTTATCACCTTTATAATTAGGACCTAATTCATTAACATATATTAAATAACTCATTAGATTATCTGACCTTTAGTATTAACTCTTAATTGTTTGTTATTCATTTCAAATACCAAATTTAATCTGTTTGTTTTACCAACCAATTTTGCGTTTGGATATTTTTCCATCAATTTTCTTGCACCAACTTCTTGAGAAATACTTTCAGATAATTGTTTGATTTTATTAATTTTAACTTTTTTACTCTCAGAAATTACTTTTGTTTGTTTTTTCTTAGACTCTAATAATTTTTTTTCATTAGAATCTATTTTGAAATAACCCTCAATAATTTTATCAACTTTTGATTCAGTAAAGATTCCTTCAATCATATCTTCAAGACGACCTGAATGTTCCTCACCAATATCTTTATGGTTTAAACTTTTTCTTGTTCTAACTTTTAATGGTGAATTATGTTTTTCTTTATATTTGTTAAAGAAGTCAGAGTCTCTTGGACCTTTTTCAAACCAATTCATATCAGGATGTTTTCCTCTAAATGTGTCAATATCATCAAATTCTTCAACATCAAAGTCAAAGTTAAAGTCATTTGAACCATATTTTTTATTATCCTCACCAGTCCATTCTTCATCATCAAATGACCCAAAATATTTAGACTCTTCATCTAATTCATCATATCCTTCACCCATTTCTCCTTCAGGCGCCATCGGTTCTTCATCACCCATATCGTCACCCATTTCATCACCCATTTCATCACCCATATCGTCCGGATTAAAATCATCCATACCTTCTTCATCATTTCCTTCGATTTTGTCAACAATTTCTTCTTTATCTTCCTCGTCCATAGAGTCCAAGTCTAATGCCGATAAAATTGAGTTGATTACATATTTTGAATCTTGAGAAGTCATTTCTTGTTGACCTTCTTCCGTTTCTTGGAAAGCTCTTAATTTTTGAGCCAATTTACCTGTTAATTTTTGAATAGATTTTAAAGTAACATCTTCGTTATCGTCATCACTATCGTCATCACTATCGTCTAAATCAACGTCAACGTCAATATCTTCAGGAGCCGGAGCGGGTGCAGGTGCCGGAGCAGGTGCAGGAGCTGGTGCGGGTGCCGGAGCGGGTGCGGGTGCCGGAGCAGGTGCGGCTTGTTCTTTAGTCTCACCACCCATTTTTAAAATGTATTTTGTGGCTTCTTCAGGACTTTCATAAAATAAATTAACATTCTTTTCGTTACCTTCGTTAATGTTAATTTCTTTAGCAACTAAATTAAGTCTTTTGAACGCTTGTGAGTAAGATGAATAATATTTTCTATTTTTCATCGGTTCCATATAATCAAACTCGGAGGTTGATTCAGTCAAACTTCTTTTAAGAACATAACCATTCTTTTCCTTGTCGATTTTATAAGTTCTACCATCAGCTAAAACTTTAGTATATTCAGTTGATTTATCTTCATTTATCGATGTAGGAATATTTTCTTTGTATCTAGCGATTTCCATAATACGTTGAATTTTCTCCATTCCTTGTAGTTTTTCGCTACCAACCGGTTTTAAATTGTTTCCCATTTTTATTTGTTTTTTTGGAATTATTTTATATATAAATATATTCGGAATTAAAAATGTTGTAATTCCGGGGGGTTTATTATTAATTATCTTAATTTTTCTTTTAAAGAAAGTTTTTTATCCTGATATTCAGTTTTAAAGTTAAATAGTTTTTCAATATAACCATTTCGTCTCAAAACTTTAAATACTAAATTTTCATCGGACATTTCACCACCTTCTTCTAGTCCGGCAACTCTATATTTCTTTAATTTATCCTTAACCTTATTCATACTCTCAAGTCCGGACTGTAATGGTTGTTCTTGAACATCCTCAATAACATCGTCAATTATTTTCATCCAATGTTCAGATTTGGTTTTAATTAAATTAGTGTCAATCTCAATTTTTTCTTTTGATGGTTTGGATTTCCATTCATTAAATAAAACAGAATATTCCCCACTACTAAAAGATTTAACATCATCTTGAACATATAGTTCTACATCATAACCATAGATTTTGATGTTGTGTTTGTCGTTAAATAAAGTTTTTTTTAATTTAAAAAGTTCTTCATATAGAGGAAGTTCTCTTTCTGAGAATTGCTCAAAGTCGGCAATTAAGTGTAAATCAACATCAGAATATTTTGACCAATTATAATTCGCCAATGAACCGGTCATAACCACATCAGATATAATAACATCAACACCTAAGAATTCTATGAACTCATAGGCGATTTCTAACAGACGTTCTCTAACTTTGGGTGACATCTTATTAGATGATTCCCAAATTTTAGGATTTAGTTCGTCCTGTAAATGAAAACTAGATAATATACTTTTAAGATTACTCATTAACTATAAATAGTTAAATATCTATAATTGTTAGATTTTTTTGTGAGTGTAAGTTTTAACTATTTTTGACGAGAAGAATTTCCCCTGTGATTCAGCCATTCTGAATTGGGTATATACTTGGTGGGGAACCTCAGAATATTCATATTTTTGTCCATTATTGAACTCAACCAACATTATTTTAGTTATAGTGTCGTATTCGGTTTTCTTAACATTTGACGATTGGATTTCGTTAATAATCTTCGTTCCTTGAATTGTCTCTTTTAATATTGCCATTTTCTAAAGGTATTTCTAAATCTATATCTTTTAATTTACTAATAATATAATCAGTAAGCTCTTCATTGTCAATAT